TAAGTACGGGGTAGAGCCTGAGTTTGGAAGCTACTTTATAGCCTGTGACTTGGCTGGATTTGAAGAAGTTGCCAAACAAGCGGCTAATTCAAAGAAAAGACTAGACCAGACCGCCATTGCTGTAGTTAAAGTGACTGATGAGGGCAAATGGTTTGTAAAAGAGATTGCTTTTGGGCGTTGGGACATTCGGGAGACTGCGGCAACTATCCTGCTAAAGATGCGGGAATACCGCCCTTTGAGCGTTGGAATTGAGCGAGGAGCATTAAAAAACGCTGTTTTGCCGTATTTGAGTGACCTAATGCGGAAAAATAATGTATATTCGCACATAGTTGACTTAACGCATGGCAACAGGAAAAAGACTGACAGGATTATCTGGAGTCTCCAAGGAAGGTTTGAGCATGGGCGTATTGTGCTGAACTCTGAGGAAGATTGGGATGAATTCAAAGATCAACTCTTGATGTTCCCTGCCAATGGAGTACACGATGACTTACCCGATGCTCTCTCCTACATTGACCAACTGGCTGTGACCTCATACTTTGTTGATGACCAAGAAGATGAGTGGGAGCCTCTAGATATTATTTCGGGGATTTAAATGGCAACAGACAAACAAGTCAAATTAGAGCAGAACGAGTTTTATCAGCCTACTGAAGCTGACAAAGAACTAACTGCTTTTGTTACTGACCATTGCACCAAGTGGCGTGACTACAGAGATACCAACTTTCTCCCTGATTGGCTTGAGTATGAACGCATCTTCCGAGGCCAATGGGCGGCTGAAGATAAGACCCGTGAGTCTGAGCGTAGCCGTATCGTTACACCCGCCACCCAACAAGCTGTAGAGACTCGCCATGCTGAAATCATGGAAGCTATCTTTGGTCAAGGAGACTTCTTTGACATTGAAGATGACATCAAGGATTTGAATGGTAATCCTCTTGATGTTGAAGCAATCAAGAATCAGTTGATGGAAGACTTCAAGAAAGACAAGATCAGAAAATCTATCGATCAGATCGAGTTGATGGCTGAAATCTATGGAACAGGCATTGGCGAGATCATCGTTAAGACTGAGAAAGAGTATGTTCCCTCTACTCAGCCTATCCCTAATCAGATGGGTCAAGCTGCTATTGGCGTGATGGAAAAGGATAGGATTGCTGTCAAGATCATGCCTATCAACCCCAAGAATTTCTTGTTTGACCCAAATGGTACAAGCATTGATGACTGTATGGGCGTGGCTATTGAGAAGTATGTCTCTATCCATAAGGTTGTTCAAGGTATTGAGAAAGGTATCTATCGCAAGGTAGACATCACTCCTACCTATGAAGATACTGACCTTGAGCCTACCCAAGAGGTAAGCCAGTACCAAGATGAAAAGGTTTTGTTGTTGACGTACTATGGGCTTGTACCCCGTGAGTATTTGAACAACATGGAAGAGAACAAAGACATTGTTGAGTTGTTCCCTGAGAACTCAGCAGCAGAAGATTACTCAGATATGGTGGAAGCCATTGTCGTAATTGCCAACGATGGAATGCTTCTCAAGGCTGAAGAAAACCCTTACATGATGAAAGACAGGCCAGTGTTGTCGTACCAAGACGATACAGTGCCTAATCGCTTGTTGGGGCGAGGTACAGTGGAAAAGGCCTTCAATATGCAAAAAGCTATTGATGCTCAGACTCGTGCTCACTTGGATTCACTTGCCTTGACCACTGCCCCGATGGTTGCTATGGACGCAACTAGACTGCCAAGAGGCATGAAGTTTGAGATTAAGGCTGGTAAAGCCATTCTCACCAATGGCAACCCTAATGAAATCCTGTATCCATTCAAGTTTGGACAGACTGACGCAAACAACCTAGCAACTGCCAAAGACTTTGAGCGAATGTTGCTACAAGCTACTGGTACGCTTGACTCAAACGGCATGATTTCCCAATCTAGCCGTGATGGGGGTGGTATGTCAATGGCGGTTGCCTCCATTATCAAGAAGTACAAGCGCACTTTGGTGAACTTCCAAGAAGATTTCCTTGTTCCATTCATCAAAAAGGCAGCTTTTCGGTTCATGCAGTTCGATCCAGAGCGTTATCCCTCTGTCGACATGAACTTCATACCCACTGCAACCCTTGGAATCATTGCCAGAGAGTACGAACAGCAGCAATTCATTGGCTTGTTGCAGACTCTTGGCCCAAATACACCTGTTTTGCCTGTAATTCTTAAAGGAATCATCTCTAACTCAAGTTTGAGCAACAGATTTGAGATGATTGCGGCTTTGGATGAGATGAGCAAGCCCGACCCGCAAGCACAACAGATGCAACAGATGCAAGCAGAGTTGGCAATGCAAGCAGCACAGGCTGGTATTGCTGTTCAGACAAGTCAAGCCGAGCAAAACAAGGCTGAAGCTATCAAATTGTCTGTTGAAGCGCAGTTATTGCCTCAAGAAGTACAGGCAAAGAATATGTCGGCAATGACTAAAAATCTTCCTAATGAAGATGACCAAGCATCTAAAGAGTTTGACAAGCGAGTTAAGATTGCTGAGTTAATGCTGAAAGAGGCCGACATCAAGAACAAGTCTAAAATTGTCGAGTTACAGATGAATAACGCTAAAAGCACTGTAGTAGACATGGAAAACGAGTTTCTACAGAACTTAAATCAGGAGTTGGCAAATGGCAATCGATAAAATCTTCAATGATGGAAATGTAGATGGCATTGCAGATAATATCTTTAATGCTGTTAATAACTCTGTGTCCGAAGTTAAGCAGATGCAGCAGCGCAAAGCCGCTGAGAATGCTCAAATGGTTGTCCAGTCACTCAAGAAGATTGACACCGACATTCGGGAAAAGTATGACAACGTAACCACTACCCTTGAAAAACGAATCATCACTATTAAGGATGGTCGTGACGGGATTAATGGTAAAGATGGGCGTGATGGTAAAAATGGCAAAGATGGGCGGGATGGCAAAGATGGAAAGACTGGGCCACAAGGCCCTAAAGGTCAAGATGGTGTAGATGGTGTAGATGGCGTATCTGTCGCCAATGCAAACATCGACTTTGACGGCTCTTTAATCATTGCTTTATCTAACGGCAAAGAGATCAACGTAGGTGAAGTAGTTTCGTCAGACCTACAAGAGCGCATCAAGATTGTTACCAGCGGTGGCGCTGGAGGTGGTGGTGGTAGTGGAACAGTTAGCAGTGTGGCAACTGGAACGGGCTTGACAGGTGGAACAATTACCACTACTGGCACTATTGCTTTGGCAAACACTGCTGTAACGGCAGGAAGCTACACAGCAGCAAACATTACTGTCGATGCTCAAGGACGAATTACATCTGCTGCTAATGGTGGTGGTGGCAGTGGAACAGTTACAAGTGTGGCTGCAACAGTACCCTCGTTCTTGTCTGTTTCTGGTTCACCTATTACGACAAGCGGCACATTGGCAATTACCTTGTCTGGTACGGCATTGCCTGTAGCCAATGGTGGTACTGGAGCGACAACTGCTGGCGGTGCGTTAACAAGTCTTGGTGCAATTGGAAGTATTGCTTCTGCTGATGCTTCTATTGTTGTTACGCAAGTTGGTAGTGCAATTGACCTTTCTGTATCGCAAACTTCTCCTGCCTCTGTATTGGTTGAGCAAGTAAGAAATGCTACTGGTGCAACTCTTACCAAAGGTACAGCGGTCTACATTTCTGGTGCTACAGGTCAAATACCAACTGTCTCTAAAGCACTAGCAACTGGTGACTCTACGTCTGCTCAAACTTTGGGTGTAATTACTGCCGATATAGCCAACAACTCCAATGGCTATGTCACGATCATTGGTTTGGTTTCCAACCTTGACACATCAGCTTATACCGATGGAGCGCAACTTTATTTAAGCGCAGCAACAGCAGGAACTTTGACTGCTACCAAGCCTTATGCTCCAAACCATTTGGTCTACATGGCAGTTGTTGCTCATGCTCACCCAACTCAAGGTAAGTTGCTTGTTAAAGTTCAAAATGGATATGAACTTGATGAGATACACAATGTATCTGCTCAATCTCCTGCCACTGGTCAAACCATTGTGTACAACAGCAGCACAAGTCTTTGGGAAAAGAACACTGTATCTTTAACTGCTGGTGTAAATGGAAATCTTCCTGTTACTAACCTTAATTCAGGAACTTCTGCATCTGCGTCTACCTTTTGGCGTGGTGATGGGGCTTGGGCTACTCCTGCTGGAGGCATTGCTTACACATCAGTCAAGACAGCCAACTACACAGCCGCAAACAATGATGGTGTTTTAACAAACACAACAAGTGGTGCTTTTACAGTCACTTTGCCTACAAGCCCATCAGTAGGTAATATTGTTGTTGTCGTTGATTCTCTTAGCCAATGGGGAACAAACAATTTAACGATTGATCCTACAGCATTGATTAAGATAGCTGGTAACACGGCAGGAGACACTTTAGTCTGTGATATTACGGGTGCGACTGTTACGCTTGTTTATACAGGCGCAACCTATGGATGGAATGTTTCTGCACAGGTTGGTGGCAATGGCGGTACAGCAGTCACCTTAGATGGAACACAAACTCTTACAAATAAGACGCTGACCTCGCCAACACTTACAACCCCTGTACTTGGTACGCCGTCAAGTGGCACATTATCTTCATGCACAGTCGATGGAACTAATGAAGTTGGATTTAAAAACATCCCACAAAACAGCCAGAGTGCGGCTTATACGTTAGTTCTTGCTGATGCTGGAAAACATATCTTCCATCCATCAACTGATGCAAACGCTAGAACGTACACAATCCCTGCAAATAGTTCTGTGGCCTATCCAATTGGCACTGCAATCACATTTATCAACATGACTTCTCAGGTCGTAACGATTGCAATAACCACAGACACCATGTATTTAAGCAGTGCTGGCACTACTGGATCACGTTCTTTGGCGCAATATGGATCAGCTACAGCAATCAAAATGACTTCAACTACTTGGTTAATTTCAGGGAGTGGATTGACATGAGTGGCGCTTTACAAGCGGTATTTCAGAACCAAAGAAGTTTTGCTGATCCTCCTCCATCAGTAATTGGTCAGGCTTTTGGTGGCGGTTTTTATGCAGGACAGATTGGTGTAAGCGGTACTGCTACGCATTATTTGATTGTTGGGCCTGTTGCTTCTGCACAAAGTACAAGCAGACAATGGAAAAATGCTAATACTGCAACTACTGGGGCAGGTAGCGTTATTGATGGGCCTCAAAACACAGCAGATATTGTTGCTGATGGTAGTTCAACTGTTTATCCAGCGGCTCACTTTTGCAATGATTTAGTTATTGGTGGTTTTTCAGATTGGTATATGCCAGCCCAGAATGAGTTAGAGGTTTGTTATTACAACTTGAAACCATCAACAACAAACAACAATACATCATCGGGTATCAATGCTAATGCTGTCCCTGCAAGAGCAAGTAACTACACGACTGGAACGCCAGCACAAACTTCCGCTACAGATTTTAAAGATACAGGTGCTGAAGACTTTGCAACAAGCGGTTATTGGTGTAGCACTAAGGATTCATCAAATGTTCAACGTGCATGGAGCCAATACTTTAGCTCTGGCTTTCAGGGAGTCGGCGGTAAGACAGGTGTGTACAACGTCCGAGCAATCCGCAGAGTTGCAGTTTAATTATCAAGGAGCATCACAATGTACATTTGCATAACAGAAGTTGATGCTATTACCAAAATACCTTGTACTATTGAGCCTCAACGCACAGGCCCATCCATGCCAGCCGTTAAGGGATTGCAAATCATTTGGCAAGACAAATCCACATGGCCTGTATCCACAGACGCAACAGGCACATACCTGAGAGCGCCAAAATACTATGGCACTTGTGATGATGATGCAGACACAACCATTGCGGGTGTTTTACAAGTGTTGACTGAAGCTGAATACGATGCGTTAAAAGCTATTGAGCATGAAGCCCGTAGACCTTATCCATCATGGGTTGGCTACTTGGACACAATGACTTGGGCCGCACCTGTAGGAAGACCCGCAGATGCCATTATGAATGGTGGCAATGTGCGTTACCAATGGGATGAGGCCACAGTAACTTGGGTTGCACAGGTATGAAAGAGTTTTTCTTCATCTCTGGTTTACCAAGGTCAGGCTCAACTCTGCTCTCAGCAATTCTGCGTCAGAACCCTGAGTTCTATGCAGATATCTCCTCCCCTGTTCAAGGCTTGGTCACATCAACCATCAACGTCATTACAGGCAGTGAGAGCAACCACCTGATAGATGAAGACAGACGCAAACAAATACTGAAGGACGTGTTTGAGGCGTACTACAAAGCAGTCACGCCAAACATTGTGTTTGACACCAGCAGGGGCTGGACTTCCAAGACTTCCTTGCTCAAAGACCTTTATCCACAGACCAAGATTATTTGCTGTGTGCGTGACTTGCCTTGGATATTAGACAGCTTTGAGCGTATTTCAGCCAAGAATTCTTTGTATGGCGCTACTCTGACAGATGATGAAGCTAGGCAGACAGTTACGACAAGGTGCGATGCACTGATGGATGTCAAGAAAGAGGGACAAGTGGTCAAGCCTTACTACTTCCTTGAAGAAGGCTTGCTGTTAAATCCTGACATGATCCAACTGGTTGAGTACGAATCATTGTGCAAACAGCCTGAGAGCGTTATGCGTGAGATATACCAGTTCATTGGCAAACCCTACTTTGACCACGACTTCAAGAATGTGGAGTACGAGAACGAGGTGTTTGACAAAGCCTTGAATATGAAGAGTCTGCACACTGTACGCAAGGAAGTAACTTGGCAAGAGCGTCCATCCATCCTGCCTAAATCGGTGTGGGAGAAGTACGCAGGAAAAGACTTCTGGCGTAAGCCAGCACCAGAATTTGCGGTAAAACAACTGTACAAGGTGGTTGGATGAAAATTCTAGTTATGGGTCTACCCAGTTCAGGCAAAACCACTCTTGCTACAGCTTTGGCAAGAGAACTTTCCTGTGTTCACTTTAATGCTGATGAGGTGCGTAAGGAGATCAACAAAGACCTTGGATTCTCTGTCAAAGACCGCATTGAACAGGCTAGGCGCATGGGTGTGTTGTGCGATATAGCGTCAAGATACGGCGCTCATGTGATTGCCGACTTTGTTTGCCCTACTCCAGAGACACGGGAAGCCTTTGGCGCTCATTTCATTGTATGGGTTGACCGCATTAAAGAAGGCCCTTTTGAGGACACTAACAAGTTGTTTGTCCCTCCAGTGAATTACAATGTAAGGGTTGGGGGCAAGTTTGGTATGCAGTATTACGCAGAAGAGATTGCTAATAAAATTGTACCACCAAAAGAGAAAAAACTAAATATTTTAACTCAAAATAGTATGAAAAACGCAAAGGAATACTCATGGCTACAGTAGCATTATCTGGAATCATCACGCCAACTAATGTTGTCACGGCAACAAGCACGACTACGCTAACAAATAAGACGCTGACTGCGCCCACAATTGCATCGGCTAATCTAACAACAGCCTTGACTCTTGCTGGTGCGGCTGGCACAAATGGTCAGGTGTTGACAAGTGCAGGATCGGGATTACCTACTTGGGCGAATCCGAGTGCAGGAGCAATGACGTTTATTTCTGTTACAACAGTTTCTGGAACGCCCTCAACATTAGATATTACAAGTGGTATTAGTTCTACTTACGATGATTATATTGTTATATTTGAAAATGCTGCTTTATCTGCAAACGCAGCAAAACTGCAAATGTTGTTATACAAATCTGGGGCTTATCAAGAAAATACTTATCAAGACCTTATCATAGCTATTGATGCTGGTAGCACTTCGCCAGTTGGTGCTGGTGATAGTGTCTGTTTTACAATCTCTAAACAAGCAGCATCTACTAACGCAAATTTGCGGTCTGGTACTATATATTTATACAATTTAAACTCAACAACTGCTTACGCATCTGGATGTACTTGGTCTTCACAAAATACTGGTACTTCTGGAACTGGAACAAACAATCTTATTACTACTGGCGGTGGAACAGAAGCAACAGCCGCAGCAGTAACACGACTTAGATTTAGACCTAGTACGGGAACTTTTACATCTGGGACATTTCGTTTGTACGGAATACAAAAATCATAAGGATTTAATATGAAACGTTATACCCAAACATCAGAAGGCGTAGTTCCATTTACTGCTGAAGAAGAAGCAGAATGGGATGCAAAAGAATCTCAAGCATTAATTGAGCAAGCCGAATTTGCAAAAACACAATACCAACGTCAACGAGCCGCTGAGTATCCACCAATGGCAGATTACCTAGATGGGATTGTTAAGGGCAACCAAGCACAAGTGCAAACATACGTTGATGCGTGTTTGGCTGTTAAGGCTAAATATCCCAAACCATGACACCAGAACTCCAGAAATACTACGAAAGCCGCTTTGACATGATGTCAACAGAGGGTTGGAAGGATTTGTGCATAGATATTGACATTATGATAGAGTCACTCAATAATCTAAGCGTTATTCCTGATGAAAAGACCTTAATGTTCAAAAAAGGTGAACTTTCCATCTTGACTTGGCTGAAAACCTTGAAAGAGGTCAGTGAACGAGCCTACGAGGAATTAAATGAAAAGAATTTATGAATTTGTCTGCGTAAGTGGACACAGAATTGAGAGGTATTGTGATTATGAGGCACATACTGCTCAGTGTGAGTGCGGTGGTACAGCCAACCGCACAATTTCTGCTCCAAGCATCAACTTGGAAGGGTGGTCTGGTCATTTTCCGTCTTCATGGATGAAATTTGAGAAGAAACATCGTGATAAGTTGGTAGAAGAGCGTAAAACCACAACATAAGCATTTATGCCGTTGTGTATCCTAGAACCCAAAAGTGGCAGGAAAAAGGACAAATATGTTGATTGATAACCCAGATGAGATGTTAGGTGAGTTAGAGACTGTTCAAAAGCAGAAACTTGAAACTACTGTTGAGCCGATGAGTAATGACATTCCCGACAAATATCGGGGTAAAGAACTGTCAGACATCATCAAAATGCACCAAGAAGCAGAAAAGCTGATTGGTAAGCAAGCCCAAGAGGTAGGTGAAGTACGCAAATTAGCAGACGAACTCATTAAGCAAAACCTTGCTGGTAAACCTCAACCTATTCAAGAGGAAGAACCTGAAGTAGATTTCTTTGAGAATCCACAGGCGGCGGTTCGTAAGACTGTTGATAACCATCCTGATGTACTTGCGGCTAGACAAGCTGGTCAAGAGTTCAGAAAGATGCAAATTCAGCAAAAGCTGGCGGCAGAGCATCCTGATTTCGGTCAGATTGCTCAAGATGCAGACTTTGTAAATTGGGTGAAATCTTCACCTATTCGCATTGGTTTGTATGCAAAAGCTGATGGTGAATTTGATTATGATAGTGCTAATGAATTGCTGAGTACCTATAAGCAGTTGCGTGGCGTTAAGGCTAAACAGACTAATGAAGCAGGGGAAACTCAGCGCAAGTCTAGTCTTAAAGCAGCGACAGTTGATGTAGGTGGCAGTGGAGAGTCTGGAAAGAGAGTCTATCGCAGGGCAGACCTTATTCGGCTGAAGATGACTGATCCTAACCGCTACGATGCCTTGAGTGACGAGATCATGCAAGCGTATCAAGATGGTAGGGTCAAATAATTTAACTTTTGATTTTATTGGAGTACACAAATGGCAACATCATTTTCCCCCACAAACTCGGTGACTACCACCACAGCAGCCAATTTCATTCCTGAAATTTGGTCAGATGAAATTGTTGCGGCTTATAAAAAGAACCTCGTTTTAGCCAACTTGGTTATGAAGATGAACTTCAAGGGCAAGAAAGGTGACACTGTTCACATTCCTGCACCTACCCGTGGTTCTGCTACTGCCAAAGCCGCTGAGTCAGCAGTCACTTTGATTGCCGCTACTGAGTCTGAAGTCACTGTGTCTATCAACAAGCACTATGAATATAGCCGCTTGATTGAAGATATTGTCGAAGCTCAAGCATTGAACTCCATGCGTCAGTTTTACACTTCTGATGCTGGTTACGCCCTGTCTCGTCAAGTTGATACTGACTTGATTCAGTTGGGTCGTACAGCCAATGGTGGTTCTACTGGCGCTCAGTATGGTTCTGCTTTCATCGGTGGTGATGGTACAACTACCTTTGACTACACAGCCAATACCAATACTGGTAATGCCTCTGCTCTGACTGATTCGGCTATTCGCCGCACCATTCAGCGTTTGGATGACAACGATACTCCTATGGACAATCGTTTCTTCATCATTCCTCCCTCAAGCCGTAACACATTGATGGGTCTGGCTCGCTACACCGAACAAGCATTTGTTGGTACTGGCGATGCTATCCGCAATGGTGAAATCGGTAACCTCTATGGTATCCCTGTGTTCACTACCAGCAACGCTGATTCAGCATCTGCTACTACCACTTTCCCTGCAAGTGGTAGTGCTATTGCTCGTGTTTGCTTGATGGGTCACAAGGACTCTATGGTTCTGGTTGAGCAAGTTGGTGTACGTTCACAAGTTCAGTACAAACAAGAGTATTTGGCTACTCTGTTCACATCTGACACTTTGTATGGCGTTGCCGCTTTGCGTAATGCAGCTTCTGTTGGTGCAGCAAAGTCTTCTTCTATGTTCGCTTTGGTTGTTCCTAGCTAATTGCAGTTGTCCCTCCTACTTCTAGAAATAGGGGTAGGGGGACTTTTTTAACTTATTAGGAGAAACAAAAATGGCAACAGCAAGTGCAGTTGTAACACGCAGAGGTAATGACAGTTTTCGGGGTTTGTTCTCTGATACTTGGGCAGTACGAGCAACCCTTGATGCTGGCTCATTAGTTGATGGCGCTGGCGAGACAGATGATGTAACGATAGCTGGTGTGGCCTTGGGCGACATGGTTATTGGTGCATCTTTGGGTGTGGATTTAGTTGGTTTGACAGTTACTGGCTATGTCAGTGCCGCAAACACAGTTAAATTCCGCATTCAAAACGAGTCAGGTTCTACAGCAGACTTGGCATCATCAACATTGCGCCTTGTTGTAGTTCGCATGGTGTAAGGATAGGGGGGCTAGTCCCCCCTTTCTTATTTAAGGGGTTTTATGGCTACTTTTCGTTGTCTCCAATCAGGTAATACTGTGACTTTTACATATCAACATGATATTGATTCTATGAAGGGTCATCAGGGGTATGTAAGGGTAGACGAACCAGAAGTAACCATAGATTCTGTAGAATCAAAGACTAGAACAGATACCGCATTTGCGCCTGTCATGCCCACAATTAAGCGTATGGGAAGACCCCGAAAGGTAGCAAATGTCTGAAATTGATGCAAGAGACTTTGGTAGATTAGAAGCTCAAGTTGAATCTCTCCAAAAAGAGATGCACTCACTTAGTCAAGACGTAAAAGCATTGCTTGAACTTGCCAATAAGGGCAAAGGTGGTTTTTGGATGGGTATGACTATCGCTTCATTTATGGGCGGTATCGTTACCTTTGTTGCTGATCGTGTCTGGAAATAAGGAGAATATTATGCCAATGGTCGGAAAAAAGAAGTTTCCCTACTCTGAAAAAGGCGAGAAAGAAGCCAAAGAATACGGCAAGAAAAAGGGCGTTCCTGTGACTATTATGGTTGCAGTTGGCAAGCCTAAAGGTCTTCCTATGCGTGGTGGCAGGACTGCTACCAACATGATGAAGAAATCTTCAAGAGGCAAATAATGTCATCAATCTCTGCTCCAGTCACCCTACTTAGTGCTGTTGGCGCTACAGGTGCATCTAAAGCCGTTCAAGTTGATGGTGGTCAACCAGCATTCTTGCAAGTTTCAGGCATTACATCAGCTACTGTTGTTTTGCAAGGCAGTCTAGATGGTGCTAATTGGTCAACCATTGGTACAGCCTTAACTGCTGATGGAATGATTACAGTTGCCAATGTTCCTAAGTATTTACGAGCAAATTGCACAGTTTTTGTAACTGGCACGATTACAGCCAAAATCCTGTACTAAGGAGAAACCCTATGAAGATGACTAAGCCACAAGCTCGTATTAAGGCAGGGTCTGGTGAGAAGATGAACAAGGTGGGGTCTAAAGCCGCACCTACTGCTGCTGACTTCAAACAGGCGGCAAAGACTGCAAAGAAGCCTAAAAAGGTGAAGTAGATGAAAACACCCACTTGGCAAACAAAAGCTGGTCAAAATCCAAAAGGCGGCTTGAATGCCAAGGGTAGATCATCTTATAATGCAGAAACTGGTGGCAATCTGAAGCCTCCAGTAAAGTCGGGGGATAACCCTCGCAGGGCAAGTTTCTTGGCTCGCATGGGCAACAATGCTGGTGCAGAGTACAAGGATGGTGAACCAACAAGACTGCTTCTTTCGCTTAAAGCATGGGGTGCAACCTCAAAGGCTGACGCAAAGGCAAAAGCTAAAGCTATCTCCGCAAGGAACAAAGCAAAGGCTGGAAGCAGATGACATACCTTGAACTTGTAAACGATGTACTCGTAAGGTTGCGTGAGGCAACAGTTTCTACTGTTTCTGAAACATCTTATTCTGCGCTGATTGGCAAGTTTGTAAATGATGCCAAACGTCAGATTGAAGATGCTTTTGCTTGGAATGTTTTAGGCACTACTATTACGTTGTCTACTACTTCTGGCACATACTCTTACTCTTTAACTGGGTCTGGTCAGAAGTTCCAAGTTATTGATGTTATCAATGTCACTAGCAATGTTGGCATGAAGAATATTGATTTTGCTTCAATGAACAGAAAGCAGAATTTCTCTACCCCTGTTAGCGGCATTCCATCAGAGTATGCTTTTGATGGTGTTGATGGTAGCTACAACACTAAAGTAACGCTGTATCCTCGTCCTGATGGCGTGTATAGCATCCCATTTAGCTTAACAGTGCCACAGGCTACCTTGTCATCAGATTCCACTGTTGTGCTTGTTCCTGACGTTTTGGTTGTGCAGAATGCTTATTCTCGTGCTTTGATCGAGCGTGGTGAAGATGGTGGTATGAATTCATCTGAGGCCTATCAGTTGTATAAATCCATGTTGTCTGACTACATTGCTCTGGAAGGCACTCGCTATCCTGAGAATCAGGAGTTTGTTGCGGTATGAGTCAACAAATAGAAACCTTTAGCATCTCAGCCCCTGCGCTTTATGGGTTGAATACGCAAGACTCACCTCTTGATCTTGCGGCTGGATTTGCTTTGGTTGCAACAAATTGCATCAC